AAAATTTTAGGCAGGATACCCACTAATTTATTAGTGGGAGGAATGCCGTTACCTCCATTGTTTTTTAGTGTTGTATTTACTTTTCTTTCTACTAAACAAATAGTATCGTTATGGTCGCCATTATGACATACTAAACAAATAGCTATCTTTTCAAATCCTCTACTCTTAGACATCCCAACAGAATCATAACCATAGTGTATTATTAATCCACCATCATTAAGTATTCTTGAAAGTTCGTTCTTAATCTTTGTAAAAGAACCAATATATCTACTTCCATATTTTTCTCTTGATTTTCTCAAGTTATATGGAGGGTCTAAAACGATAGTATCAAATCTTAAATCTGTTGTTTTTACAAATTCAAAAGCATCACCATACCAATCAGCAGGAACATTTTTATCCATATCAACTCTAAACTCATCAACATTCAATTTAGTTATTCCTGCAAAAAGATTAAGCACTTTACCTTTGCACCACTTTTCTGTCCATTCCTTCAATTTTGGCTGTTGGAATGTATATTTTTTAGGTGGTTGTGATAAATAAGTAAAATTCAATCCTCTTTCAGAGAAACCCCCGACTTTAGTCGGATTTATTTGGGAGTATGTCATTTTCTTTCCCCCGTTTCTTTCGCGTAATTACTAACCATATGACCACCTTTGCTCTTTTTAGAACCTTGTAACTCTAAGTAGCTCTTAACACTATCAAGACTAAATAACCAACCTTGAGCATCTTTTATTTTTTCAACACTATCAGCCTTTGCTAACTTCTGAATATAATTCTTACCAATACCAAACATATCTCTTACCTCTCTTGGTCTTCTATACTTTATTTGAGTAGTTTGTTTGGGTGGTGCTTTCACCCATTTATGTTTCAAAGATTTATCTTTATGTTCAAGGTATCTTTCCCATTCTTTTTCTCCAAGTATCTTCTGCACAGTTCTAAACTTCTCTAAGTGAAAGAACGGTCTTTGTTTGAATTGTAATCTCTTTATCTTAGGATTCCATCGAATAAATTTAGCTTTCTCACTCTCCTTGTAAATCCAAGCATGACCTCGACTCACTATTCTAATAACATTATGGGATCTTCTTATCAAAGCATAATCAATATCATTCAAATCCGGTAATAAGATAAATAATATTTGATTCTTAGAACGACAAGCCATCAAAGCTGTGTTAAGTTCCTTATTATCTTTGGACATTGCTTGTCTTTTGTAACCTCCGGCAGTTGCTCCCTCATCAACAATCCTTACATCTCCAGCTTTACTATCGTGAAAAATATCATGAGTTAGTTTATCTAAATCATAATAGAGTTGTTTCTCAAGAACGAAAGGCCTTTTTGTTCCAGTTATCTTATCTCTTTGTTCAGCTATAATCTGAGCAAGAATTAATGCAAGACTTGATTTACCCATCCCAACTTTACCAACAATAAGAATAACTCTATCAAAGTCTTGACTAATAACTCCAGACTTACCATTTAACCAATCTGGGATTACTCTATTTCTAAAATTGTATAATTCCTTATTAGTAAGATGTACCATCTTCTTTATCTCCCTGAATAACATTCATATTTGAATAACCAAGCAGTTCAATGAAAGTAATATATTGTTCATAAAAATAGTATAACCTCTTACTGTCAATTATCAATTCTCGGTTTGAATATTTATGAATATCATTAATGTCTTTAACTATTTCAAACAGTTTTGGTAATTTTCCTTTTCTATCCTTTACCGAATTAAACTTTGGAGTTAATTCACTTATTGCTAATTTCAATTTCAAAGGAACACGCCAAATAGTTTTTAGTTGAGTCGGAGTCAATTTAGCATCTTTGCTAAGCTGTTCTTTCTCAGCCAAATAAACTTCGATCAGATCAGTTATATCAAACATCTTTTCGAGTATTCTCTTTTTGTAATAACCATAATGTCCATAAGCAAAATATTCTTTATCGTGTTCCATTTACAAATCCTTATTCTCCACTCTCATTAATCGTGCAAATTGGTTTAACTTTCTAAACTTCAATCTTTGTTTCTGCTTTTCTATCGCAATGATTCTTTGCTGATCGTCAGTATAACTTTGTGAATTTATTTTATACAATCTAAAGGGATCTTTTAAGTGCAGGTTTTTAGCATATTCTTTTTTAAGCTGTTCATTTATCTCAACAAAAACCTCAGCCAAATCTTTCCAAGCGTTAGGATGTGTTCCAAGAATATTTGGAATAATTATATCTTCCATCAAATTTAATATATTCTTTGAAACTACATATATCTCATAATTCACTAAACCTATATTTATCATTGTATAAAGTTGAGCAAGTTGAGTAACAATATGTTCCCAACTTCCCGCACCTGTATTCCTGAACTCCGATATTTGATCTTGGAGTTCTTGAGGGATTTCGGTATTAATTTTCATTATCCTTGTAATCCTGCTGCTTTCAATAACATGGCCATTGACACGATATTAAACACGACAATAAAGCCCAAGAAAATCAATCCTTGATACTTTTCAAATCCCTCAAGTGTCCATATTGATTTCTGATTCTTTTTCCAAGTTTCAGTCAAATAATCAATACTTTTGTCCTCTGCTTGATGGACTAATACATTGTTCTTTGAATCTACATGAACGGGTTTTACTTGCCTAAAAGTATTCGAGTTCTCTTTGAAAAAGTCGAATATATAATTCCCTTTAGGGTCAATCGAACAAGCCTCTGCATCAAAGCTTTGTATTTTCATCTTTGGCTTTCTCAGAGTCAGTTGCCCCTTTTTACTCAAATAAGCTGTCGTAAAACTTTTCCGAGCATGAGGCTCGTGAATTATTACTCGATGTTTATAGATTAAATTTAATCCGACAAATGTTCCAATTATTACAATCGGAACGGCAATTACAGTTCCATATATTAGGATATTTCCAAATGTAGTCAATAAATTAACAAATACTAATTCCATTCCCATTTTAGTGTTTTAGTGCGTTCAAGGGATTCAACCCTTTCAAAAATCCTCCCGACTTTTGTTGTGAGATGTTTCGGCTTTCAACAAACTTAGTGTTCTGGTTGAGTAACATTACATCAATTCCTTTGTCGCTGCTTCGAGATAAATTCAAGAAACAGGCACGAGTGATAAGATTTCCAACCTCTCGCAAGTTTTCAATTTCAATTCCATACAACTCTCTCTTACTTCGGACTTTTAGTGTGTCTGCAATTTCATCAACCAAGTGATGAATCATCCGAATAATTTGATTATGTTTTAACCGATTAGTAGTGGTTGAAACTGTAAAGAATGGAGAGATTAAATTCTCAACCCAAGACTTACCTTTCGGAGTCCTAATTAACACTTTGGACTTATCCTTTTGCAGCCAAAGTTGCTTCTTTTCATCCCATTCCAGAGCAAATAATTGAATCATCAGCTTTTGTCTTTGGACATTCGGATCTAAATATTTCAATAGTTCCGCTTGATTTCTTTCGCCCTCTCCAAAATGATATTGGGGTGCATTTACATAATTTTCTTGTTCGTATTCCATTAATATTATCTAAGTCCGATTATTTCTAATCCAGTGAATTGTTTTTTCTTTCGCTGCCGCTTAGATGCTTTAATGTTGAAAAGCACTGCTGTTGGAGATGCAAATGTCTTGAATCTCGGTTTGAATTTGAATTGACTAACTCGGTATTTTCTTTCCCTTTTCCGTAAAATTGAAGATGCTATCGGGGGTGGCGGAGATACAACACTACTCAATCCACTTGTTCGTGATGAACTTCCTCTGCTCAATCCCGAACTTAGTCCGCTGCTAAGAGAACTTCCTATGCTTGAACCGCTATAACCTGCTCTTGATGAAAAAGGATAACTTGAACTCAATCCACTTGTTCGTGATGAACTTCCAAATACTCGACTTGAACTCCCAAAAGGAGAACTTGAACTTCCAAATAATTTACTTGAACTTCCAGATAATATTGATAATTCTGAACCTAATCCTGCTACACTTCGACTAGGTTTGACCGCACTTGAACTTCCAACATCATATTTACCGCCCTTAATTCCAAACTCTGATTTAACTCTTGGAGTTTTTGATGGCTTGCTTCCAATAACTTCAAATTCCTCAATAGGAACAATCTCTGAAAAGAATTTCCCTTCCGGTTTGTATTTTGTATATTTTCCATACCCTCTAAGCACTGATAGAATGTCAATTTTTTTGGGTTGTGCGAAAGGTAAATCTGGATTCCATTTTTCTATTATCCAGTTATCTCCAATCCGTTTTCTTATAACTCTTTCCGACCAATGTTTCTGCTTTATCTTTCCTCCGAGTCCCAATATTGCTTCTGGTTCGGAAGTTAAGCCCAATTCAAGTCGTGGTCCGAGTATTGCAGAACCTTTCTCAGCTTTTGCGGAAATGAACTCCTCTGAGGAAACTAATCTTGTTGCTTTTCCTTGTTTCTGAATCCGCCTTACATCTTCCGATAAAATATTTCTTGGAGTTCTTCCAAACTCTGTCGGTTTGACTTCAAGAACTTTCGGAGAACGCCATTTTGGAATAAATGAAATGTCTGAATAGGCTGAGCTTGCTGCTTTGTCTAATCTTAAAAATGCAGGGGAAGCTCTACTTTTTGGAGAACCATATAATCCTGCAACATTTGGATCAGCTATTTTTGTTTTAGTAATCTCAACAGTTCCTCCAACTCTCTTTTTCACCTTTGAAACTGCACCCGATGGAAAGTCAGCAGTTGTAGATACTAAAACTTCTCCTCGCTCAAATTGAGTTAAAGCCTCTCTTGGAATTGATACTCTTGGAAAGGTTGATTCTCCTGCAAGAACTCCCGGATCAAAAACTTTTTCAGCAGGAATATGCTTTGCACCAATAGATCTTACTCTACCTAAACCTAATTTTGCAGTTCTACTTAATATTTTAATTCCACCTCCAATTCCGACAAATTCACCTGCCGTTCCTACTGGATCTGCTGCAAATTGAGTTCCTATCTCTTGTCCTGTTTCAAGAGGGTGCGTAACTGCATAGGTTATGCCCATAACTGTATCAATGGGATGAATTACTGCATGACCCACTCCTGCAAGTCCTCTGGAAACACCTAGGCCGAACTTTGCAACAGGATACGCAACACCGCCTAAGAACGCACTCTTAAAGGTTGGAGCTTTTTTATAATCCTTTAGCACTTTTTCATGCTTCACATCTAAACTATGCTTAGTTTCTGAAAGCTGCCCACTTACACCTTTTTCAGCTTCCCATTTTGAAATGCTTGAAACTGGTTTGAAATCTGGAATGGCTCTATAACTGCTTTGAGTTGGTTGCTCGACATAAGCTCGGCTTTGCCTTGTAGATCGGTCTATTTCAATGACAGTTTTTGCTTTGGTTTGTGCAACCTTCCCCTGAACTGCTGCACTTCCATATTTTGCAGCAACAGCTTCAGCTTGTTGTTGTGTTGCTTGAGCTTTAGCAAACTCTTGGGCTGCTTGTTGAGAATCAATTTCAGTTACAGCATTTGCTTGTCCTCTAGGCTGGTCATCAGTTGAAACATCCGTTCTCCGACCATCTGAAACTGTATAGGTTCTTCCGCCACTTTGAACAACACTAAAACTTCTTCCTTTAATTGCGGCGCTTAATTTAGCTCTTGCGATTGCTTTCTTTTGAGAACCAATAATTGTGGCCATATTCAGTTCAGTGGTTTGGTTTTAATAAAGAAATATACTTTTCTTTAATAATACTCATCAATAGGGTGTTAAATGTTAGCCCGGTCATTGAAGTTTCTTTTATTATTATTGGTTATCATAGCTCCCGCCTCTGCCGCCCCCATGGATTGGACAGGTTTTGCGGGAACGAGTGGTAATCCAGCCGATCAAAAAGCTTCCGTTCCGGGAAATTGGAATCCTGCAAGTGTTCCTGTCAATGGTGATACGGTTACCATTCAATTTTGTCAAGGTTGGGAATTATTAGGACAATCTGGCCTTGAATGGGATATTAATATCACTCCTTATTCTCTAACAATCGACACTATGCCTTGTAATGGCGTAGTAATTGTGGCTAATGCGAACTGGCTTAAAGCCACCAATCGCATAGATATAGATATGCCTGCTTATTTATCGGCTTACAATATAGACACGCCAGTTCTTGATGTTAATCCCCTTCTTGTTGCTCAACCCTTAGCTCCAGATCCGATGACATATACTACGATCCAAATAAATGGCGACCAAAAAATAAATTCGGGTGATGATTGGGATGTTATTGATTTACTTATGACTGGAAGTTATACTTTGGAAAATGATGGCGACTTTGTTCTTTGCAACATTAATCCCGTTACAAGTTATGACACTCCAGCATCAAACGGAACAATAGCAATGATTCAAGATGATCGTTGCATAAATGCTCCTCCAGTTTGCGGATTGGCGGGAGAAATTAATGCAACAGGATTTCCAACCGCCTCAGGCATCACTAATGATTATTTGCCTTTTTCAACCAATTTACAGCTTGGAGTTAATTCAAGAGGAACGGTTAATGGAACTTGCGACATTACAGGGCAATACAATTATAGTAAAAGTTTGAGCTTGGTGTTCTACGAAAACAACAGTTTGGGTTCTGTCTTTACAACTCCAAACTTTGATGTTGATTATGATGGAAACTACTCTGCTTATTGCTCTGGAGCAATTTCAATCAACACCAGTATTATGTGTAATGATACTTATGCCTTTACTATTGATCGTTCCGAATACCCAGACCAAAAGGGTTTGACAACTGGAGCGGTATTATTATTCTCAATTCTATTTGCAGCACTATTTACTGGAATAGGATTGATGATTAACTCTACGCCTATGAAAATCCTAATGTATATGTTCGGCATTTCAGCAGGAATTATGGGCATTAATTACAGCCATTTGGCTCTTAGAGAGTGGGTTAAAGTGCCTGCATTAATAGGAGTTGTGGAAACATTTGCTTTCCTAGCAAACTGGACATACTATTTCATTATAGCAGTTCTACTGGTGATGATTATAGTGTGGGCAATTAATTCATTAAACGATGATCCGGAGGATGACATAGAATTTATGAACTAATGGGATTAAAGCAAAGAAAACCGTCAAAAAATGTCAGAGTTTCATCAGACTTCGATTCATGGTTAAACGAAAATACTGGCGGAAAGAGATCAAAGATTGATTTGACTAAAATGCTTGCTGATGTCTTGATGGGGAAGAAACGAGGAGGAAAACTAATATGAATAAAAGAGGCGGTATCTTTGAGATATTTACAGCGATGGGATTGTTCTTAGCAGTAGCTATAATCGCATTTATTGCCTCTCTTGTTGGTGGAGATGTTCTTGGAGCAATTCAGGATGCAGGTATTTCAAACTCAACTGTTGTCAATGATTCAATCAATGCAGGAATAGAAACTTCTCAAATGGGAGATGTTGTATTTCTTATCATCTTCGCAGGATATATTTTGAGCCTCGTAATTACAAGTTTAGCAACGAACTTTCATCCCGCATTCTTCTTCATATTCCTAATACTGTCTATATTGGGCGTAGTTATAGCTGCACCTATCTCGAATGCTTATCAGGAAATCGTGGCCTCAACGGCATTTGCTCCGATGGTGGTTGATTTCCCAATAATAGATATGATAATGTCAAACTTGCCGTTTGTAATATTAATGATTTCAGCACTGCTGATGGTGGTAACTTATGCGAAACAAAGGGGGACAATATGAGAGGATTGAAGTTATTATTTGCAATGTTTGGATTCTTATTGATAATGGGTTCTGTTTCGGCTGTTTCAAACTTAACGGCTGCGGATAATTTAGCTTATTATAAGTTGGAGGCAGCAACGACTCCGTATCTTGATTCAACT